TCTTTGCTCACGTCGTGGTCTATGTAGATTCTAAACCCTGCCGCCTGCGCCTTACGGCAGAAGAAGATGTCCTCTCCGATGTAGCCGCGCTTATCGGTGCGCCAGGGCGTCTCAAACCACGGCTCTGTCAGCTTCTCAAAGACGTTGCGCTTAATCAGCATCACGCCCATGCCGATGCTGCCGACTTCCTCAATACCGGTTGAATCGGGCATGGTGTAGACCAGTTCGCGCTCGCCATCAGGGCCATACTTCTGTGCAGTCGGTCCGGTAGGAATGCGCCGGCGTGCGCAGTTGGTAGCCACGATGTCCAGGTCATGCTTTAGCAGTCGCTCCACCATGTCCTGCGGGAACGTCATGTCGGAGTCAATGAACAGGATATGCGTGCAGCCCTCGCCCATCGCATCCAGCGCCAGGTCTGCACGCTGGTTCTGAATCAGAGTACCCTGCATGATTTTCAAACTCACTGCGTCTGTCGTGTTCAGCGTGTGGTAGCAGACCATATTCACCAAGCAATAGGTGAAATTGGCGTGAACCATGTCACGTGCTGGGGTGCAGACTGCAATGTAGTTATTCATACTTGTCCAGGTCTCGTTCTGAAAAATCTGTTGTCGGGGTCGTTAAGCCAGCGTTTCATGTACGCCTGGTCATCTAACTTACCCTCGGCCTTGAGTTGGTAGTAAACAGCCTCTGGGATGCTGGCAACGTGATGCCACTCGCCTTTCCAGTTTGCGCGTTCATCTACTCGGTTGAAATCTGCCTTGTTTGCTTCAACAACTGCTGTGACATCCTGCTGAGTCTGAATTGTTGCCTGGCCGGTTTCATCGTTGTAATGCCAAAATCGGGTGATACCCGCTTCCTTGTTCTCGTCAAATACTTGATTGTTCATGCGTTAAAAAAGGGACCAGGTTGCCCTGATCCCTTCCACTTGATTACGACGTAACCAGGTCAGCAGCCAGACCGTGGGCATTCTCGGCCAGCACCTTGTGACCCCACTCCACCAGCAACATACGTTTCTCAGCGTCGCCGGTCTTAGCGAGTTCAATTTGCTGGTAGGGACGCAGCATAACCATCTTGGCGTACTCAGGGTCCAACACCCAGGCGTCGCGCTCACGTTGGAAACGGTTTGGGATAACGCTGACGGTTCCAAAGTCGCTGACGTAGAGATCAACCGCGCCGATCAATGTCGCAGGCTTCTCACCGCCGTTGATGTTGAAACGGCTGGATGCAATACCTGCAAATCCGCTGACGCGCTGCTTGTTAACAGGGCCGGTCATCAGTATCTTAGGAGTGCCGCCAGCAGCCCACACTTGCTGAATCACATTTTTCAGAATGGTCTCAGTAAAGGTGCGGACGTTGCCGTCAGTGCGTGCGCTGGATGGCAGCGTGGTGTACGACGGATTCACGCCGTTGGTCTGCATATCCACGTTGGTCTTGACCCACGCGCCCAGAGATGCAGTACCGCGTGCGGTGCTGGTGCTACCAGCAGCAGCCACCGCGCCGTTCAGCATGGTGAACTCTTGGTCGCGCTTCAGTTCGGCGCTACGCTTGGCGATCTGGTAAGCCAGTTCGCTGCGACGGCCAGCCTTGTTGACCACCTCTTCAGTCGCGGACAAGATGATGGTCTTGCGCGAAATCTGAGCGTAGTTTTGCAGGCGAACGGTTGCGGTAACAGCGTCAAAAGAGGCGACGTCGTCACCCTCAATCTGCTTGTTGGCCGCTGCTGCCGCCAGGGTATCGCTTTGGAATTCAAACAGGGAGTTGCTAACCGATTCGCGTCCGATGTTACTCATGTAAGGAGTTTCTTCGGGTGCGATATTGGTGATGATGTTGGAAAGATCTTCACGAATACCTTTGGCGTCAAAGGTCGTGAAAGTGTTAGTTACGATTGCCATGATTTACTCACTTTAATAAAAGTTCAATTGCGGAGACCGCGTCTTGTACGCGGCCACTTTTTGCAAGACGTTGTTTTGCACGCGTTGACTCGCTTGTTGTGGAGACTCGACCCGCTGCACCTGGCTTGGCTGGTCTTGGGCCATTGTTGACTACCGGCTTGATGTTGCCCCGCTTGGACATCATCTGCTCGTACAGTGCCGCTTTACGCAACACGTTCACGACGCGGTGGTCAAAAATGTTCTTCAGTTCTTCTGGCTGGAATCCTGCCTTCTGGCCGAATTCGATGAGTAGCGCCTTCTCTGCCTTGGCCTTTGCTGGGTCTTTCCACTCGGGTAGGACTTCCATCAATTTGTCTTGCTCTTGAGCAAGAAATGCCTGCATAGACTGCGCCTGTTCTGCGCGTGAGATTTCTGCAAGACGCTGCTGTTCGCTCTGAATAGCCGCGTACTTGGTCTGGTTCTCTCGCACCAACTCCTTCTGCCTCACCCACTCGATGGGGTCCTCTTGGTAGAGGCGGTCCCAATCGATCTGAGGCTCTGCTGCCTGCTGAACCTGTTGCTCCAATGCTCCTAACAATTGAGCGTACTGCGCACGCTCGGCGCGGATGGCCTGGCTCTCTTGCTCGACTTGCTTGCGCACCTCGGCAATCTGCTGGGTCTTCCGCGTGTAGTCTTGAGTGCGTGAGTAACCTTGTTGGAGTTCGTCAAGCGTTACAGAAACTTCCTTACCGTCTACCTTGACGGTGAAAGTCTGCGGCTCTTCGCTCTCCTCTGATTCCTCATCTTCCTCTGACTGTTCGGTAGGCGTTTCATCGTCCGATGCGTCTGCATCACCGGAAAATTCTTCATCCACCGCCGCCTCAGTTTCCTGAGATAACGCCTCGTCGGTTGACTTTTCTCCCTCGTCGGGAAGTATGGCCGTGAGTGCCTGGACTGCTGCGTCCATATTGAGTGATTCTGTCATTTGCTAACCCGTTCCAGCGCACGCTGCGCCACTTTTGCGTTGTCGATGGTCTTTGTGAGTTCACCTTTGAGGTTGTCTATTGCCCTCAACATGGACCAGGCCATCTCGCGTTTCGCGGTTTCTTCGGGTTTGCTGCTCTTGAAAATCCAGAGTTGCTCGTTCTCAATCTTGGTCAATGCCGTGTTGAACGTCTCGTCCTCTAAGAGTTCCTGCGCCTTGCGGCCAGAGCGAATTACTTGATCTGTCATGCCATTCCAGGTTGGTTGATGGTTGCCTCTCGATTCATGCTGGTTACGGCTTGAATCTCAGCGTTGCTTATTTGTGCGTTGTACTTTAACTCAATTTCGTATTTCTTTAGTAGTCCATCCTGCGCCAACTGGTCGCGCCGGAAGTCATCGTCGCGGATCATCTGTTCGCGCTTTAGTTCCAACTCGGCTGCCTTCTTCTGGATGTCTGCCTCGATGGACTTCGCCTGTACCTCGGCCAGCACCTCCTCGGGTGTCGGCTTTGGTGGTGGTGCTGGTGGCGGCTGGTAGTCGGCAGGGATGTCGTTGAAGAACTGGCTGGAGTCCTTGAACCCGCTGAGTTCCACGATCTTGCGCAGGGTGCTGGCGTACATGGACGGGCTTACCAGTGGGTTCTGAGCGCCGAGTTGCGTCAGTGCCTCCTGCTGCTTGGCGCTGATCATCATCAGAGCCTGGAGGCGCTCGTTGGTGTCGCCGTTGCCCAGCCCGATGTTGATGCTCACGTCCATGTTGGCGTTCCAGGCGCGTGGGTCAATCTCCACAAACTGGTCGCGCAGGCGAATCATGCGGGGCTTGTCCTGGTGGGTCACCATCAGGAACAGGATACCCTTAAACAGCTTCTTCATGCCTTCGGCCATCATCCGCGCCGTGAGTTCGATGCGGCCCTGTGACGCGCTGATGGTGGCGTTGACTGCTGCCTTGGTGCTGGACTGCAAGGCGTCGGCGTTCAGACCCATTGCGGCCTTGCTCATGCCTGTGCGGTCTTCCTTGATTTGGTCGATGTAGTCCAGCATCGGGAAAGCTGCCTGCCCGACAAACGGGCTGGAGAACGGTTGCACCATGCCAGGGGCACGCATACGAATGATGGCTCCGGTCTCGTTGTTCAGCACGTCATCCATGTTGACCTGGCCCTCGACTACGGCAGTGCGTGGGTGGATGGACTGCGCCAGGGAGTCCAGCGTGTTGCGCAGGATTTCGGACTTGATCTCCTGGATGTCGTGCGTGATGTCGAAAATGGACATCGCCTCGATGGGGGACGTGTGTGGCTCGGGGTCGCAGGGGAAGTCCACGAACGGGATGTAGGACGCAGGCAGATTCCGCACGACCTTGTAGCCGGAACCCATGCAGCAGATTTTCCGCAACTCGGGAATGCCATCGCCGTCGTAGTCGATGCGCTCGTACGCCTCGATGTACAGGACGCGGCGCTGCATAGGGTTGGCGCTGTCGGTCTGGCCGACTGCTGTCGCCAGCGGCTGGCGTGCCAAATACTCCTCGTTATCGTCCAGGTCAGAGGCGGTGACATTGTCCAGCACCTCGTCCTCGTCGTAGCCCATCGCAATCAGTTCAGCGACAGTCGCCATCTTCCGGTGCGCGATCAGGCTGCAATCGTCAAAAGAACGCGCTCGGCGGTCAATCAGCAATTCTTCGGGTGGCACTGCCATGATCTTGATGCGCCCGTCCTTGGTCACGCGCTTGAGTTGCACGTCGTGCAGCATGGGAGGCGGTGGGGGCGGCAGCATCTGACCCGTCATAGGGTCAATCATTGGCTGCATGGGTGGCGCGTCGGGGTCGGGGTAGCTGACAATAATCTTGACCTCGGCCTGCTCCTGCATCAGTATTTGCAGGGTCTGCTCATCCAGGCCGGTGAAGTCGGTGATCTCCACCTTTTCGGAGTCCTCCCACCAGAACTTCGCAATCCCGCACTTGCGCACCAGCGAGTCCTTGAAGATGGCGTAGGTGGTCATAAAACCGTTGTTGTCACGGTTGAACACGAAATTCGCGTAGTCGGTTGCCTGCTTGGCGTGTTCCACGTCTGCCGGGGTCTCTGGGACGTACTCGACGGTGTTCTCGCTGGAGAAAAACACCCGCATCAGGCTTGGCATCATGGCGCTGACAGTGTCGCGCACCTCCATCGCCACCACCTGGGAACGCCCATCTTCCTCATTCCCGAACGGGTCGCCACGGTAGTAGGCGGTCCCCATCGCTCGGATGGGAGATATATCGGAATCGATGTAGCTGACAGCGTCTGTCAGGTCTTGCCCGATGATCGCCTCCAGTTCGGTATCGTCCATTGGCTCCTGCGCCGCCACGTCGGTGGTCACTGGCATATCGTTCATGTTCATACGGGTATCTTTCTAAGTACGACGTACATACTGTCAACCGCCCGAGGCGTGCGCAGCAACTCGTCTAGTCCCAATTCTAGGGTTTTCCCATACTCGGACAGCTTATAGTCCAGGTGCGTCACGTCAAACCGGTGATCCTTCCAGCCTAAGTACCAGTGCCAGCCGCAGTAGTACACCCAGGAATTCTCGTTGAATGCTCGGACGTGCGTCGGGTCCTGCCAAGCGCCTAGGCTCAACTCGTACGGCACGACGATGTGCATTTCACCGCCATCGGCCAACAGGTCGCGGCAGTTGGTCATCGCCTTGACTAGGTTCGGTATGTGCTCCAAGACATCGAAAGCAATGATGCGCTCAAAGCCTCCGCGCTTGATTGGAACAAACTGGTTCTTCCAGCGGACAACGCCGCCAATGTGCATATCGGAAATGTCCACCACCCAATCTGCGCCTACATCTGGCCGGATGTCGGCGTTGAGGCAGTCATCTCTGCGGTCCTTACCGGACCCCAGGTTAAGAGTTAAACCAGCGTTGGACATACTTTGGTCGGTGTTTCATGAGCCAGGGCAGCGCCTGGTTGGTTAGCATCTCGGCGTTCACGCCAACAGTCTGACTTCCGACGTGGTGGACATAGGACGCGCTCACATAATTCTCGTACCCGAGTGCCTCTAGGTCGCTGCATTGCACGTCATCCGAGTACCAATTCAGGGGTGGAAATGGGCTTCCACCAAAGGCTTCGGAGTTAATCCAGGCGAATATGGGCGAAATGACATCGGCACGCCGAATCTTCGACTCTGACGTGAATCGGCACATATCAAACGCCTCACCCTCGGGGTTCCAGCGAATGTTCTGCACCGGACGCGCCCAATCGCACCTAGAGGCCATCCAACCAGGGTTCAGACCCATGTCTTTGACAATCTGAACGTCATCCATCAGGACGCGGTAGCTTGACGGGGTCAGGACAATATCGTCGTTCGCCACCACGACAGAGTCGAAATCCTTGAGTGCGCACTTGATGATGTCGTTGTAGTCCTCGCCGAAATTTCTCGGTGTCCCGATCATCTTCACGTCGGCGTCAAACCGGTCCAGGACCGAGGCCGGACCGCGCAAGTACACCGGAATCTCTGGGCAGTACTCGCGGATAGACGCCAGCATCACCGCCAGGTTCTTGCCGTGGACGGTGCTGATGGCAATCGGGCTTATCACTTGGCCTTGTTCCTTGCGGATATGGCCTTCGCCTTGGACTTGGCGTCTGCCTTGGATGATGCGCCCCAAGCGTTCAGGCTCAGCAAGAGCCTGGTCGGCTTCCCGTCCTTCATCTCAGGTCCAGGCATACCACCCATCCGCGCTAGGAATGACGCCCGACGCGGGTTATCTCCGGACTTCACCGGAGGCTTTAGGTTCATCCCTTCAGCTTTGGCGCTGGCGCGACCCTTGGCGTTCAACCCGCCAGTGGCCGACTTACCCTCCTTGCGCGTCCAGGCCGCCGTCATTTCTTCTTGGCTGGCTTGGCCGTCTTAGCCGCCTTGCGGAAGTCGGCTGCGCTGGGCGCTGCCTTGCTTCCTACCTTGTTCATCTTCTCACCGGAGCCAGCCGCGATCCGCTTCTGCTTGGCGTTGATTGCCGCATAGAGTCCAGGTTTCATGACTTAGTCCTTTCTAATTTCATTTGTTCAATTTTCCATCTTTTAGAACCGACAACTCTTTGACCTTTATTCCAAGGAATTTTTCCTTTTCTACCAATGCATTCATAGGAAAGTCCTTTATTCCAAGGCTCTTTACCTTTAAATGCTTTGGAGACTTTTTCTGCTCGTATTCTTTTTATTTCTTCTTTTTCTTCTTGTGTTTTTACAATTTCTGGCTTTTTATTTCCCTTGTTATGAGGTGCTTTTCCTTTTCTTTGCTCAGACCAAATTTTCCTAGTTTCCTCACTTGGCTTCCATCCAGACCTTCCTTGACCACCAGTCGTTAAATTACAGATTGGAATTCCAAGTTTTTTCAACTTGTCTATGTATTCCTGTTCTGCAAGCAAAGACAAATCTTCGTCAACATTGGAGACAATTTCTTCAGCAGTAAATCCACCAGCCTCGTTAACTATTCCATGCCAGCGGCTGTTTCTGTTCTGAGTTTTTAATTTCCTGTAAGGATTAGATGCTTTACCAACATAGAAAATTTGACCATTGTCGGCCCTTCTATGTTGGTAAATTGAGCAACCTTCAGTCTTCATCTGCTTGATTCATTTCATCCAAAGATTCATCCTCGTCTTGATTTTCACCCGTATTTGGGCCACCCACGACCCAAGCCCGACAAGTACGATTCGCGGCACATTTGAAATCGAAAATCTCGCAATAGCCGAGGTCAGCGAGTCGTATAGTTCCCCAAGGGTCTGCTTCATTTCCAATTCCTTTAGCAATGCACTGCTTGATCGAGTCCTGCACGTTAAACGCCGCGCAGTTACCGCATACGCTCTTCTTCGCGTCATCGATACTCACGTCCCAGGTATCAGCCTTCTTCTTCCAGTAGGCCGTGTTAGGCAGCGCGGGATTCTCAGGTCCATAAGCGGCAGTGGTAATCGCCTTCGCCCGATTCTTCAGGTTCAGCACCACGTCCTGGGTAGGCATAGGGCACTTCGCCACCTCCTTGGCAGGCGTCATCATCTGATTCATCGCCGCCTGGTACTTGGCGGGTACGTCACGTGTAGCCATTACATCTTCCCCTTCGGCTTGGACTTGCCAGCCTCAGACAGCGCGATAGCAATCGCCTGCTTGGGATTCTTCACCACGCGCTTGGTCATACCCGAGTGCAGCTTGCCAGACTTGTACTCGCCCATCACCTTCGCAATCTTCTTCGCGGCCTTGTCAATCTTCATAGATCACTCCTTCAGAAATAGGTTGTTGGTCGGCGGCTCGGTGCACTTTCAATGAGCGCCCTGCTGAAAGGTTCTTCGGCTCATGACCCGTTACAAATTCAGTTTTCACCAACACGGCTGGAGACTGAAGCTAACCGACTTTCAAGGGTACGGCGCTGGCATTGTCACAATCCCCATGCGTGTTAGCGCATAGGCGCAATTATGCTACTCGCGGAAGATTTCTGCGCAGCGGCTTGTTCCAGGACACCTTCGCGCCGCCGAATGCACCTACCACCGCGTCTGAGGCAAACGTAAGGCAAAAGGCATCTGCCCTGTCAGGACTCGGGAACCCGCGCTTGCGAATCTCGTCCTTGCCCTCGATCTGAATCTTTCCGGAACTGGTGAACGAGTACCGGACGATGGCCAACTCGGCCACCAGCGCCTCATCTTTCGGCATCTTGCAGTCCCGACCCTCCAGCCAGCCCTTGGCCTTGTGCCATAGCTCGGCCTTCAGGTTCCGGTACGTCGCGCCCATTGCGGGTGACTCGGACACGTTGATGCCGCGACAGGGCAAACCCAATTCCCGCAGCCGGTCAACCACTCCGGCGCCCAGGCCGATGCTGTCCACCAGGATTTCGGTAGGTCGCTCGGATGGCGGCAGGGACTCGTACTCGGAGACCACCGCGCCGGTCAACTGCATCAGGTCCAGGTTCTTCCACGTCTTGATTGGCTCGGTCACCGCGTTACCCTTGCGCTTGCAGAGCGCCGACCGGTCACTTCCGAACCGCGCGACGTCCAGACCCCAGACCATTGGCGCTGACTGGCTCGGCTCGACATCCCTCTGCTGCGCCATCTCCAGCAACTCCATCGGGATGACGGTATCGTCATCTGAGCGTGGGAACTCTCCAAGTACGCGAATCCGGTAAGCGTTGCTCTCCTCGCCGTAGCGTGCCGCCATCTCTCCCAGGTACGCCTGGCTAACTCGTGGAGAGTCGGCGCAACTCACCTTCATCGTCACCCAGTCATCCTTCAGCCGGTTGTGGGTGTCGTAAAAGAAACCAGTGGAGCGCACCGGATTCCCGAGTAGCAGCGTCACCGCCTTGTGACCCGACATCGAGCCTGCTGCGGCTTCAAACACCGCCTCTGGGATGCCGGATGCCTCGTCGGCCACCAGCATGACGTTGTCGCTGTGGACGCCTTGCAATGCCTCGGGCTGCTCGGCTCGGCTGGTCCTGGCCGAGATGAACGCCTCGTTCGGCGCCTCCTTCACCTCGACCCTGTCCTGCTTCACGTCCAGTTGGTCGAACAGCATCGGCGGTAGCTGCTTAACCCACCGCTTCAGTTCCGCGAACAGGGCGTCGTAGAGCTGGCTTGACGTTGGCGCTGTAACGACAATCTTTACAGGGAAGCGCAGGAACAGATACCACAGCATTGCCCAGGCGCTGGCCGTACTCTTGCCCACGCCGTGGCCGGAGCGCACGCTGATGCGTCGGTTTCCTGCCGCGATGTGATTCAGAAACTCTACTTGCCAGACATCCGGTTCGGTGTTCAGCACCTCTTTCACGAACAGCACTGGGTCGTTGCGGTAGCGCAATGCGAACTCAATAAACGGGTTCTCTGGAGTTGCTAAATTTTTTTTGGAAGACATAGGGCGCAATCAGGTGGGGGGGGTGGGGGGGTCAGAGGGATAGTCACCAGCCTAGCGGATAGTCACTAGTGTGCATTCGTTCATCCGGTAGGTGTTTGGGTGCTGCCACAACCGCCCCGCCGCCACGGCCCCACGGGGGGGGTCGGCGCGGTCCGATGGCCAGGGCGCACCGGCCAGAAAAACTTAGTTCGTTCAACGAACAAACGATATGCGGCCTGTGGATAACTCAGCACGCTGCGCGTCCCCTCTGACGCTGCGCTATGGTGCGCGTAAGCCTATGATTCCATTGAGTATTTCGCTGCGCGTCTGCACTTAGTGCGAGCAAACTACTTAACACAGTGTCCATTATGTGAATGAAAACAGGGTGTTTATGCCTGTTTCTGCTTAATTGTTGAGCAAATGCACTCATTCTGTGGATAACTTTGGCATCTGGTCTGTGGATAACTGCTCAACCACTTCGACGTGGCGTAGCGCCTCCATGCGTAAACCCTGGATGGAAATGTTCACGGCCTGCGCCTTGTCAGTGCCGTACGTCTTCCTGTCCCAGCGTTCAGCCAGCCACTGGCGCGTTTTGATCTGGTAGCCAGGCTTCATTTGGTTTGCGTCCGCAACGCTGTCCGCAATGGTCACTAACTCGCAAGCGAATTTGTCTGCCGCGAGTGTGCGCGCGCGCGTTATTTTAGCGCCATGATCGTTTTCATCTATCCATCTGTCGAGCGCACGCTTGCTGACGCCCATCCCGATGCAGATTTCCGAGATCGACTTTCCCTCCTCAAACATCAGAAAGATCATCTCCTCATCGAGCTCGTTGAGCAATGCCACGTCACGGTGGACTTTCGGATTCCCAGGCATCAGATGACCCTCCAAGCGTTTTTCGTTACCGCAAGCACCCTACGCACCACCTCATCCCACAAATCACGTCCTGCGCTCATTCTTAGCCCTTTCTGCTGCCTTCGTATCAAACATCTTGCCGCCCTTGAACGGTTTGCTGATGTCGATGTCGTTCTCCATCTCCTCAAACCCGCTGCTGCCTTGCGGCGTCACGGGAACCATTGTCGCGCTTGGTATCGCCGCCTTGATGTCTCTCACCTGCTTGAGTGTCGGCCCGTTCATCACCACCTCCAGTTCCGCGAGTGTCCAGATCGACCTCGCTCCTGGCGCTTTGCGGAACTGCTCGTACCAGGTAGCCACCTGCTTATCCTTGACAACTACCATCAGGCTCCCGTCGGCCATCTGGTGTTCCATGCAATCGATTTTAGGCATCTGCTCAATGCCTGCCTCAGTCGCCCACCTGGTGAGCGCTCTGTAAGCCGCGATCATTCCCTTGGTGGCCTTCTCCAGCCTCTCCTCGTCCCGCGCCTGGCTTGCCTCCCAGATGCGCTCCCGCTGCGCGTTGAACTTCCTGCGGAACTCAGGCTCCACCAAATCGATCACTCGGTCAATGCCCCAGGTCTTCTCATGCTCCAGCTTCGCCAGTTCCATCTCCACCATCAGCGAGTGCTGAAAGACCTTGAAAGGGTCAGACGGAAATACGTCACGCTCTGTAAGTTTCTTCGATGCCATGCTCATCTCCTTCAATAGCCGACTTCAACTGATAGCCAACTTCAAAATCCCGAGATAGCCGACTAGCCGACTTCATATTGCATTAAGCAATATTATGCAAGTCGGCTATCCGACTACCTATTTCTGGCCGACTTGACCATAGCCAGCTTGCCATGTTTTTACAAGTCGGCTATGTTTTCCAAACATTAGTACATAGCCAGCTTGCCATGTTTTCATAGCCAACTTCATAAGTCGGCTATCAAAATGAGGACACAAACGGCTCATCTTTGTCCTTGTCGGGGTAAATCACCCAGCAGTATTCCGCCACGTCAGTCTTGTAGTAGCCCACCAATTCCTTGGCAAACATTGACTTCTTGCCCTTGTAGAAGTCCGTGTTGATGCTCTGGCTGTCACCCTTCAGCTTCACAAACTCGTCCTTCCACTCGTTCACCGTCACCGTCTTATGGCGCTGGTCACCGACGTTTGTCATGTGCCCATTCTTTTCTAACGCCTTGTGGATGGCATTCAGCGCCACCTGTTGGTTCTCCTGCAGCTTGCGTGGTTTGTCCTGGCGGTTGACTGCTTGCTGCTGCATTTCCTGCTGGATTGCCTCGTCGCTGGCTCTAACCGCCAGGCTGATCTGGGCTTCGGCAATGCCTAATGCGCTGGCCTGAATCTCCACCTTCACCATCTCAAAGCCTATCCGCACCCCGTCCTGGCCGTCCTTCTGCTTGCTTATCGTGAGGATGCCTGATCCCGCTATCGGGCCTGACGGGTTGGGAACTGAGTCAATCTTCATCAGTTCCAGTTGGGTGTCCACGGCTCCCAGCAGGCTTGAGTGCCCACGCAAACCCTTGGTGGCATCCTTTCCGCTGTGATGCAGCACCATCATGGCGCATCCCAACATCCGTTGAATCCGTCCCGCGTTGTGGATAAACGCTCCCATGTCTTCGCTGTTGTTCTCGTTGCCACCGCCAAACGCTCGGGCTAAGGTATCAATCTGCACCAGTTCAAACTGGACGCCGGTCTTCTCCACCAGGTCCTTGATCGAGGCCACCAACAGGTCGAAGTCTTCCGCGCTGCTCCTCATGTTTATCGCGGCCCTGATGACGTAGATTTCGGCTCCAGCTTGCGTGCGGTTGTGCATCTTGCAGGCTTTGATGCGTGCGCCGATGCCGCCGAAGCCTTCCCCGCAGATGTACAGCACCGCACCGGCAGCTTGCACCTCCCGCCCCATCCACGCCCTGCCCGTTGCCACCGCCTCCGCAATGTCGAGCGCAACGAATGACTTGTAACTGCCTGGCGGCCCGTAAAGGGCAGCAAACGCCTTCTTCGGCAGGACGTTGTCTATCAGCCACTCCACCGGCTCGTCCTCGATGTCATCCCAAGCCTCAATGTTGAGCAGTTGCCGCGGTACTAGGATGGGTACGTTCGTACCCAAATCGGGTTCGATTGGGTAATCTATTGGGTGAGTTCTATCAAATTTATCGTGGTCTACGGTAACTTCGGTAGTTTCCCGTGGAACAATCCACTCGGGCGGCTGCACCTGGTCCACGCTGGTGATGACGGGCAGCGCCTTGGCAAGTTCTGCAAGCCTGGCTCGGTCACCGCCATCCGCAACCCACTCATATGCATCATCCCCGAGTTCCGGTAAGTTGAAGTCGAGGACTCTGATCGCTTTGGCGACTGGCAGAAGAGCCTCCACCACCCGCTTGGCGTACTTCCAGCCTGGTGCGTCGCAGTCCGGAACCACTATCACCACCGCGCCGGCAAAGTATTGGGTGATGTCTGCCGGCCAGTGGCTTGCACCAGCGTGGCTCGTTGTGGCAATGGCCCCTATGCTGACCAAGGCATCCGCTGCCTTCTCTCCTTCAACTAGGTAGATGGCGCGTCCAGCTTCCCTTGCGTTGATAAGTTCCGGCAGGCGGTAGGGAACTATCCGCGCACCTGTCATGCTGCCCTTGCGGTTGCCAGCGGCATCCACCTTGTGCAAGCTGTACGTCTTACCCTTCTCGGTGTTGGTCTTGAACCGGCGCTTGACGAACAGCGTCTCGCCTTGCTCGTCCTTGTACTCCCACTCCTGCTCCAGCGTTGGCATAGTCATCAATTCACCTTTAATGAGCGCGAGACTGTACTCCTGGCGCTGGATGCTTGGCAATAGGTTGCGTTCTCGCACGGCGTCAAATACCGAGTGCTGGTCGCATCCACCGTGGCAGTGGAATAACAGTTTGCCATTGTCTTCCTTGATGGACAGGGACGGGTTCTTGTCCCCGTTGCCGCGTCCGTGCCCAGCGACAGGGCAACTCGCCAACCAGTTCCCGTTCACCTGCTTGGCGTTGCCGAGGGCTTTGGCTATTTGTTCTGTGTCCATGTCTCGTTCTCAGTTTTTAGGGGAAAAAAAAGCCGGTGGAGATCAACCCACCGGCTACCAGATTACTGGTTAGAAAAACTCTTCGTCATCCATCACGGGTGCAGGCGCAGGCTTTGCCGCCTTGCGTACAGGCACTGGCTCCGGCTCAAACTCGTCACCGGCATCCGCGTTCATGCCAGCAGGCCGCGCAACCCACGACACCAGCTTAAAGTTCGGCACTCGCGTGTTGCCCTTGCCAACCTTCTCGGCCGTCGAGTTGACGTACTCGATGACCGGCAGCTTGCCCTCGTTGTTACCAGCAGCCTTGTCGCACTCGTTGTAGATTTTCTCAAAACCCTTGCATGGACCGTAGGCGTTGGCGCTCCAATCGACCAGGCCGAGTTCCTTTGAGTACAACGTCACGACAAACCCACGCTTGTAACCCTCGCCAGGTGATTGGCTCTTAGCGCCCAGCACCTCATCAGGCTGCCAATCGCGTACACCCGCACCAATCATCAACCAGCCGGTCTGCACCGAGTCCAGGTCCATGACCACCTTCTTGAGTTGGATTTCCTCACCGTCGCGGTTAGTCCAGGCGTTGGCCTGTGGTGCAAAGCGGATGTAGCTGTTACCACTACCGTTGTTGTTTGAAAGATTTAGCATTTCAGTTTCCTAAGTTAACGGGCTTTCGCCCAATGTTAGATGTCGGAGGATTCCAACATCTTTGCCAGAGTCAGGCCACTAGAGACCTTCTCTGTCAAATCGTCGAGCAGATGCCGGTCATCTTTGCTCAGTAATTTCTCAGCTTGCGCTGGGGTAATCATTTCGCTTTTGTATAGCTGTTCATATTTAAGTCGAGCAAGCAAATCTACGGGATCAAATCGTTCCTTCCATTTGCGGATAGCGCGTTTCGGAACCAGGTTCCAACCTGGCACTGCACCGCCATCCTCAAGCCGCTTGGTCGCCACCTTACGCAACTCCTCGTAGAAAGCCTCCACCAGTTCGCCCTGCTCCAACCAGGTGGCAATCTCATCTGCGCTCAGTTCCTTGGTAGGTGCCAATGGCAACTCGTAAGCCTTCTCCCGCAAGGCTGGGCAGTGTAGCTTGGCTGGGCAATACTTGCAGGCGTCCTTTGTAGGTGTCGGGTAGGCATTCATGGTCGCAATGTCGTTGACCGCTGTCATCAGTTCGTTATCGCGCCACTGGAGCAATTCGTACAGCGTCATCTCGTGAGTGCGGTTAGCGCCGACCTGGGGCTGGACAATCGTTAGGCGAATCGTCTGGAAGTCGCCCAATGCCTTCATCATGGCGAGAGCGTAAATCTTTAGCTGCGCGGAGTCGGCGTCAACGTAGTTTCGGCCCGTCTTCAGGTCCACAATCTCGATGATGCTGTCCTTCACGCTGTACCCGACAACGTCGCACGTCCCTGCCAACTGCAACTGCATGGTGTTAAGGACCGTCCCGTGCTGCTCCACCAGGACTCGGCCTAAGTCTTTCTCCAAGCGCTTGATGGTGTCAAGGTGTAGCTGCGCAAACTCAGCGTTCTGCTCGGTGATGCGGATACCCTCCACCAGCTTGTCGATGTAGTTCTTCGGGTCATCCTCAGTCTGCCAGCATAGTTCGGCCAAAGCGTGAATTGCTGTCCCGGTTTGCGCGGCCTCACCACTCGGCGAGTCAGGGATGCCGACTGACAGGTGGACACTTGCGGGGCACGCCATCCAACGTGATGCTGCGCTCGGCCTTAGTTTGATCCGTTCCATTTTTCTCTCTCTCTTTCGTGTTCGTTTGAAATGATTGCGTAGGCTTGTTTGCGTACTTCGTTGGTGACCGCGTGACCCAGGTCATCAGGGTCCAGCAGGCGCTTGAGCAGGACAGTCTTATCTCTAGATGATTCGCGCTCACGCTCTAGCTGAGTCCCCAGCCAGATGATGTGTTCGCGCATGGTTTTTAGTTCGTCAAGCATTTTTTGTGATGTACCAGTAAGCGAGCAATGCAGCATCTGCTCGGCCATCGTCCTTTGCACGCTTGAACAGTTCGGCTTTGCTTGGGAACAGTTCCATCGCCCTCATGCGGCTGGCATCCTTACCCGCTGCGCGGCCTACAGCCTTCGTCCAGGTGGCAGGGGTGACATAGGTGCTTGGGAAGTGCATCGCGGCTACAACGCCCTCTATGATGCCTGCGCTGCGCCCAAAGTTAAACATTGATGTCACGCCCTGACCAGGCATCGCGCCAACCTTCTCGATGACAACGTGCGCTTCATTTCGCGGATACCAGCCGTCTAGTATGTCCACCAAGGTCACCGCTGAAATGTGGCTCTTCATGGTCTTGCCTGATGCAATCTTCAGCGTAGGCATATCCACTACACAATCCAGCACTCCATCCTCAAAGAATGCAATGGCTCCGCTGATGCCTGGGTCGATGCCGATGACAAAACTCATTGCTGGCTCTCCTTCTGTAGCTGCGCCAGCCTGACTTCCACCAGGGCATCGCAAGCCTCCTGCAACTTGATGACTGCCGAGTACAGCGGGATCACCTTGCCGGTAGACCAGCGGGAGACCTGGGCCTTGTCAATGCCTGCCGCGTAAGCGACATCGCTCAACGTAAAACCTGACCGTTCCGCTTTCTCGCGGATCGTCCTGATTGCAGATTGTGTGATTGTTTCCATGATGGTATTGTCAACTCCTAAGTGACGCATTATGCATTCTTTTTTCTGAGGGTTATCCCTACCCTATTTCGCAACTGCTGTTGTCGTCATGTATGAGATGATTACTTCGTCATCAACAACCGAGGTATCACAATGAAACTCACCGAGTACCAGCGCAGCCAGCTTAAAGCTGCCGCAAAATTTGGAGGCAGCCAAATCGACAAGGTCGCCGCCAGCTTGCAACGCGAGAACCCTGCCGCCTTCTGGCTTGACAGTGAACTCTCGCAGCGCGACTTCTATCACCAGCCAATGGCTCCGCACCGGTCTTACGTTGAGCGTTTCATCCCTCGCCGCCGTGAGCAGGACAATGAGCGCGACCAGATCATGGCGCAGAACCATTACCTGGCATACACCCACCAAATTGGAGCAGCAGCATGAAAAAACTAATCCTCGACGCGGCACTCTCTGCCGTAATCCTCGCCAGCTTGTCCTATGTCCTAACTCAATGGTGGTTTGTATGAACATCGAAGAACTGAAACTGATACTGGAGACCATCCGGTCACTGTCAGGTGACGCAAGCACTGCGGCCTACTGGTACTTTTGCTTGGAGTTTGCCAAGTTTGTGCTTGGCTGGCTTGTTGGTGCTGGGGTAGTGCTGACTTTTTTGAAAACGATTGCTAATGCGAACGGCGTACGTGTAGACGAAGAGTTTATGCGTGAATGCCGTGATGCGCTAGGCATTGGTTTGCGTGGAGGTCTTTCTATTAATGAACGATATAACACGCAACAAGCCATTCGCAAACTGATTAAGGAGAGCAAGCAATGATGAATCCTCTAAAAATCGAAATCAAGAAGACCGTGTTTGCGCACCTCCCTGCGGTTGGCGACTTCGGCATCCTGTCCCGTGATGACCTTGCCACGGTCCTGCACACGGCCTGCACCGAGGCTGCATTGGCAGGCTGGGCGCGTGGTGCTGAGGCTGTGCAGAAACGCATGGACCAGGAATGCGAGATTCTGCGCCAGGAGTTGAAGTCTATCCAGATTGAACTGGACTATGCAAAGGCCAATTAGCCTAGTCGTGCTGGCGCTCTGCGCCATGCTGTTTTTATTCGATTCACCGGAGTACGAATCATGGATACAGATGATGAGATCGAGTCCTGGGCAACCATCGCCCTCGGCCTGATAGCGAGCGTGTTCTTCTTCATCGGCCTGATGGCCGTTGTAGCCGCCGTCTGCATGGCCTGGGGCTACTACACCTACCAACCTCTTTGCGGCACTGTCGCCGCGCTGTTCACCCAGGAGTGCAATCGAACATGACCGGATTTAATTCAAAGCGTGACGCGGCTGCGGACAAGTTGCAGGAGCCTGAGCGTGAAGCATTGAAGCTGGCGCTTGAGGTGATGCAAATCAACCTCACGCTGCTGGAAAAGGTAGACCCATATGAGGACCAAGAAGACTTGTTGTCCGATTCTCTTGACGTTACGCACAAAGCCATCACCGCCATCAAAGCAGCTTTGGCACAGCCAGCGCAGGAGCCTGTGGCGTTGGTAACTGGGGTGTTTGGTGGTAGGTTTACATATGAGCCTTTGAACCGTGCAGCAATTTTGCCAGTTGGCATGGCGCTGTATGCCGCACCACCACAGCCAGCGCAGGAGCACAACTTCTGCTCACGCTGCGGTAAACGCACAAACGATATTCACACTTGCACACCGCCACAGGGGGACGCATGATCTGCCCACAACCGCAATGCAAAGCCTGGACGCGCGTGCTGGAGACCAGGCAAAAGCAGGACAACGAAACCTACCGCCGATATGAGTGCGCGAACGGCCACCGGTTCTTGACGATGGAAAGAGTGAAAATCAAAGAGGTGAAAAATGAAGATAACCGCGACATTCAACGATGAGGAGGAGGCTATCAAGGCCATCCACTCAGGTTACGCCTGGCAAACCTTGCATGAGATCAATGAAGTGCTGCGCCAAAATAGAAAATACGATCTGCCTTTTGAGCAGACCGTATCTCAGATACAGGCATCAGTAAATGATGCCCTGGCAATGATTTACCCAGATTAGGCTGCTTCAGCTTCTTCCTCTTCCTCGTCGTCGTACTCTTGGTCGTCGTCGCCCCAATCAGCCTCGTCGTCTTCGACCAGGAGCCACTCGCCGGTCTCTTCGTTCAGCCAGTACCAGGCGTCGTACTCAGCGTCGAACCAGCAGTAGCAATCTGCCTCTTCGTCGTACTCGTACTCTTCGCCATCTTGAAAGCAATCGATTAACGATTCGCAATCGCTGTTGACTTCTACTTCGGTGGAATTGTTGATGATAAATGTGAATGAATACATGGAAAACTCCTTAGACGTTAATGATCTTGCCACGAAACTCTACCTGTCCGTCAGCCCATTTATGAACCAACTCAGGCCACAAAATCCTACCATCTTTGAATGTCAGAACCGCAAATCCAGACCGGTGGTTCAGCGGATTTCCTTCGCCATAATCAAACTGCGGACCGTAGGGTTCGGCAAGCGTTCCAGTGTCTACACCATACCTATTACCGTTGTAGTCAGCAAATGGAGTAACCTTCAAACTATGCAGATGGCCGGTGACAATACTTACTCCAGCGTTGACGGTATTGTTGTGGGCGGCGTGGACGCCAGACCTGTACCGGTGCTTGATGATGCAGTCCTTGGTGGGCCAGACAGACCAGGCAAACTCCCAGGCTGGAAGATGGTCTTGCAGCTTGAACCCATGCACTTCCCTGTACTGGGGAGCCTGACTAACCAGTTTGTTAGCAAAGCGCGAATCGTGATTGCCCCATGTAAACAGCAGCTTGCAGTTGTGCCTGGCGGCCTTGGCCGTCTCCTCAATCTCACCAAGGTGCGTCTGCACCGCCTTCAATTCTTCGATTACAGATGGGGTCTTAGACCAACCCAAAGGGTCGTGCCTGCTGATGCTGGCCCCGTCAAAGGCGTCGCCGTTAGAGATTACAGCGTGCGGCTTGAGTTCCTTGATGGCCCACAGCAGGCCACGGTATGCGGTGGTGTATTCGCCAGGCCAAAAGTGAGCGTCACTAAAAACGATTATGGTCTGGTCAAGTATGCCTAGTTCAACTCGATTGAGTGATGTCTGGATTGGCTGCAAGTGCGCGAATGCCTTGGCTCGTTCGTTATTGCTTACCAATGGCTGGTTTGAATCTTTCTCAATCCTGCGCCGACGGTTATGGACTGAGCGTTCAGAAATATCCAAAAGTTTTGCCACTTCAGCGGCAGAACCGTGGCGGTTCCATACCTTGATAAACTCTTCTCGGGAAACTTTAGGTTGCATGGTGACTCCACAAAGTTGCGTGGAATCTAACACTCATTGATGTAATAAACATGAAGCCCACTAGATTAAAGCAGATTGAGCAGGCGCTCAGAAAGCGCCCCATGACCCGCAAGGAGTTGGCGGCTACGGTGTTCCTGTCCGAGCGTGCCACCGAGTACAACATGGCAAAGATGCTTGAGCGCGGCCAGGTCTACGTCGCAGGCTGGTCGCGCACCAGCGGGAGGATTGCCAGGGTCTACGCCTGGGGGATAGGCACTGACGCTCCACGTCCACCAGCCTACTCAGGGTATGAGCGCGTGCAGCGGGTGCGTGAGCGTGAGTCCCAGGAGGACAAGGATTTCCGCTTGGCGCGTGAGCGTGGCAAGCGCAGGAAGATCAAGGTTGATCCGCTGATGGCGGCTTTTTATGGAGCCAGCAAGCCGCCAAGATAATTGCCACTATTGCTAAACGCTTTGGTGTAAGGCGCTTGTTGCAAATTTGCCTCTTGCATTGCTTTCTGTACTGCTGGCCGCCCTTGAGAAAACAATTTTTCTTTTTCTGCCAAAGCCAATTCTTCAAGCATTTTTGCTTGCCTTGCGTTTTGAATGGCATCCCGTTCTGCTTTTGGAATTGAAGATGCCATGTTCTCTAATAAATTCAATTCTTTGCTAAAGTCGTTTCCTACGTCATATACAAATTGATTTTGCGTTGGCCCTTTGCTGTGACCAGAAAACCTAAAAGGTGATTCAAATTTTTTACCAGTGATTGGGTCTGATATTGACACATAAGAACTAGGACCAGCTTTGCTACCACTATGTTCAACTGAAGCAGACAAACCCATTTCTTTTGCTTTAGCTGCAAAATTTTCCGCTTGACTTTGTATTAGGTTAGCTTGCTCTGCTCTTGTCAACCCGCTAGGTATAGACATCAACGGATTATCATCAACCAGCTTAATGCTTGCCCCTACCGGCAAACCTTCAGTGGCGCGGATAGCTTTCCCAGCAAACGGCGCAACCGCCATCGCAGCGCCCATCGTCTCAGGCAGTAGCCGGTATGTCATGCCCCCGCCAGTGCCTAGCCTGTTGCCGTAGGACATAGCTTCAGCAGTCTTCTGCACATCACCGACGCCCAGAAAGTCCATCAGGCGGTTCCTATTGGCGGCCATAAAGTCCAAGCCTGGTACACCCATGCGCGGCATCTCCGGCAGCTTGTACGCCTGGCCTAGCAAGTCAGCAACGCCACCCAGGAAAGGATTGCGTGGTGTTGCCTGTATGGTGTCCTCGTAGTCCAGCAAGCCACCGCGCTTGCGCAGACCGCCTGGGTATGCTGTTGCCATCGTCTTTACTCCTGTGCCGCGCCGATTGCGCTTCCCATGCCCATACGAATCGCCTTCTCGCGCAGTGACTTAGCGAGAGGCTCCACCTTCATCATGTTGGCCTTGCTCATCAGCACAGACGCTGTCTGCGGGTCAAGCATGGCCTCCACCAGCAACTGCTGAATCTTGTCATCCGGCAGCTTGTACAGGAAGTCCAGCGGACGTGTCATGGTGCGCAGCGTCGTGTTGCTTGCCATCGACTCGCTGAATATCTTTCCAATCATGTTGCCCATCGACATATTCTTGAACGTGTCGGAGCCTGGAACCTTCACGCCTGGCGCTGTAGCCGCCATGCCTCGATTGATTTCGGCAATGATGTTGTCGAGCCTGCGCTGCGCTGGTGCTGATAGTTCTGCGCCAATCTCATCAGCACGATTCGCCAGTTGCCGACGCAACGCTCCAGCGGCCAGCACAGGCTCTTGCGTCATCAGGTTAGGCTGTCCGGTGGTGACTTTGCGCTCGATGTCTTGCAGAAGGCGCATCTGGTCGATAGGACCTGACATCTTCGCGTACTTCTCCATGTACGCCTTGAACCCTGGAGCGCCAGAGTCAATCGTGTTGTCGATGACGGGCAGCAGGTCGGCCAACTCACCACGCGCTAAACGTAGGTTGGCCTTCTCACCCTGTAGGCGTCCAGACATCATATCGGCAATGTCCTTGCGCACGCTGTACAGCGCGGCAGGGTCAAGAGTTCCATCAGGAGCCTTGCGTGCATTGATGAGCCTGCGCACCTCTTGCATGGCGTCCAGCACCACGCCGCGCTGCTTCATGGGGTCACTCATGGTTGACTGAATCTGCGCCTCGATGGCGTCTGCCGTGACAGGTGCGCGTCCCTCAAATGCCTGCTCACGCATTGGTCCTGCTATGCCTGCACGCTTTGCCTCGGCAGCAGTAATAGAACCTGGACCACCAGAAAGTCGGCGATAGGCGTCCAGCAGAGCCTGCTGGTTCTGGCTAATACGGGACGGGAAAGCGCCAGTTTGGTCCAATGCCCTGATGGCAGTCTCAGATGCCGCCAGGCCAGGGTCAAACGCCGTTCCAGCCGTTGTCGGACGCACTCCTGGTACTAGGGGTGCAGCGCCAGCCAAACGCGCCTGTGCGGCCTCTGAGTTGGTTGCCAAACGATTCAGCACGTTACCGACAATCACCTCACGGCCAGCATTGGTGAACGGCTGCACTACGGTGGCCGGTGCTGCCAAGGCGCGTTGAGTGAACGGCAGCTTCGGCCCACCAGGTGCAACCATACCCGCCAGCATCGCACCTCCCATCTGAGCGCCTGGGCTTGCGCCTGACTCGCGCAGAGTGCCACCGGCAGCGCCTGCCATGCCTGCTCCGGCCACTTGTTGCGCTGGGTAGCGCGAGAGTAGATTAAACACTTCCGACGGGATTCCTGCAGCCTGGCCGCGCATCAGGTTGGCGTTAGCCAGGTTCTGCGCAACCACGCCAGCACCACGCGCCGATCCCGCGGTCGATGTGCCTGCGCGGACAATGTCGCTAACCACGCGCTCTGTCGGCGTCTCAGGGATAGGCATTCCCATCTTGGTGGCAATGTTCTCAAACGCCTGAGATGGAGTCGGCACGTTGTAGCCAGTAGCGCGATTGAACAGGTTAACCAGAGGGTCACCGGCCATAGTCCCCAGGCCTACTCCTAGAGCGCCAATAGCAGCCCCTGGAGGCCCACCAACCATGCCGCCCATCGCAGCACCCGTCATGGCCGGTAATGCTGCTCGTGATGTGAGTCCTACCTGACGCGCCAGGTCCTGCGCTACTGTGCGCTGTCCTGGTAACTGAGACAACGCTGCGGCCATCTCATCTTGCGTCATGCCATCAGGGAAAGAGACTACTCCGACGCCCTCAATGTTGACTAGTTGAACCATGATGTACTCACTTCCATTTCTTGGTTGTAGGGTCCCACGTCAATACAGGAGCGCCAACGGCTGCTGGTGCTGCTGGCACCACTACTTGAGGAACGGGCACAACCGCACCCAGAGCTTGGTTAGCATCAATGCCGTACTTAGCACCAAAACTAGCATACTCATTACGCTTGTCGTTGTACGCTTTTGATGATGCTGAGAACAATTCAGTGGCAAGCGCGTTGAACTCGTTACGCTGTGTAGGAGTAAGCAGAGTTCCATTCTTCCACATATCAACGTAATTGGTCAGCCTGTCAATCTTTCCGGTTGCAGCCATAGCAATACCCAACTCAGATTCGCGCACCACTGACCCAGGATCAAGCAGTTTCATAATCTTTGTCGCGGCAGCAACGTCACCGATAGGGTTCGCTTTTTTCAGTGACTCTTGAATCTGCGAGAACGCGCTCTTCATGCCCTGATATTCTTTGTAGATTGGCTCTGCGCTAAATGCGTCTTTAATTTTGAATTCGTTTGTGAAACCCTTTTCACCAGTGTTAACAGAAACGGTTGTTCCACCCGCTCCTGATTTTTTGTAATCCTTTACTTCAGCGACACCAGAAGCACCAGTTCCAGCAAGTGATTCACCAGTTAGATATTCAAGGTTGACCACGTCAGATGATGGTGCGTTGTACTGCGATACACCTTCAATCACCTTTTTTGTGCCATCGTCGTAATACTGGACCATCTTAGGTACGCCATCAACCAATTGCATTTTTGGTTCGCCTTGTGGCTTGGCAACTTGTCCAACACCGGACACAACTTTGAATGTCCCGTCATCGTAATATTGGACCATCTGAGCCTTGCCATCAACCAGTTGCTGCTCAGGCTTTCCGGTAGGTTTAGCCGCTGGAGCAACAGTCCCTCCACCAAACAACTTGACACCACCTGATTCAGTGCGCTGGTAGTATTTCCCATCAGCAGCCCTAAATGGTTCACCAACTGGCTTATCTGCTACAGGCATCAGCTTCTGCGCCATGTCAAAGAATTTGCTGGCCTGCTCAGGGTTTCGTGCAGCGTAGACATCTGCCAGCTTCATGTACTGCTGCGCCTTCCACTCTTTGGGATCAACGCCTTCCGGTGCAGGCTGCGCCATGAAGTTAGCGACATTGGCCTGCATATCCTTTGCGGCCTTCGCCTCATCCATCTTCTGCTTCATGCCAATGCTTTGCAGCAGATTCTGCTGCGCTGCCGTGTAGCCTTGCTGGCCTGCACCATAAGCCTGACCAAGCGCCTGGCCGAGTCCAACTGGAACTCGGCTTGGTCCTGATGCCGCAAGCAGTTGCATGGCAGCAGACATCAGACCCTGGTTCTGTAGCTGCGCCTTCTGCTCTGGCGTCATGTACTCGTCGAATGCCGATGCGCCGCCAAACAGGTCACCCAGCAGGCCAAGTGTGCGGCGCTGTGGTTCAGCTTGTGGTGCAGCTTGCTGTATATCTTCTACAGGCGCTTCTCCAGTAGCTGAACGCAAGTATTGGTCTGATAGTGTCTGATTGATGTACTGCGAACCTGATGGTGCATAACTTAGGTCACCAACAGCAGGCTGGATATCTCCACCCATCAGGCCCGCGCTAGGAGTGAAGTCTCCCATACCACCTACATTCGGGTATAGGTTAGCGGCCAGTGGGCTGCGTTGCTTCTGGTAGAAGATGTCAGGACCCTGCCGCGAAACGTACTGCGGATTAGACATCTGATCGATGTAGACCGGTTGACCAGGCATACCCGTGATTTCTGGACGGTTCTTGCGTGTCAGCACTTGCTGAATCGTAGGGCGATACTGCTGGTTAAATCGTCCAGCACCTTGACCACCACCAAGAAAGTATTGGCTGAAGTAATCAGGTACTTGATACAAATCGTATGGTGATGCCATCTTGTTCCCCTTATCCGCCAAAATATCCAAGCAGTCCGCCTAGCAACGCGCCGGTTCCACCGTAGTTTGCACCGCCTAATTTCTGCCCTGCCAATGCACCACCCAAAGCGCCTGACAATGGATTCGTATAGTACGGTTGCGTCTGGGTCATACCGAGATTCGGTAGCTGGGTGCTGAGTCCACCGGACGCAATCTGTAGCTTCTCCAGGCCGATGTTGCGCAGGGCATCCATCTGCGCCTGCTCCAACTGCTGACGCGCACCGCCCAGGCCCATCACCGCCTGGCCGCCGGAGATGTTCGCACCTCGGGCGTACTGCGCCAGGTTAGCCGCCTGGCCGTAACCCGCCGCACGCATCTGCGCAGCAGTGTCAGCCGCCTGCTTGATGGCCGCGGCATTTGTGAGTGACTCCTGCACGCCCTGGCGTGATCCACCAAAAGCGCGTGCAGCGGTAGCCGCCTGCCGGTCTTGCAAGCGCCGAGTGTCCAGTGCCCCACCGACATCAGCCAATGCACGCTGAACCACCTCGTTTTCGTAGGGGTTCATGAACTGCTGGATGGACTCGCCGGTAAATGGTGTTAGAGCCTCATTCGTGACCATCTCCTCACCAGCCGTATACAGAGGATTGAACCCAGCAAACTGCCGTACCGGTAATGCACCCGCTACGTTCTGAGCCTGCCCGACATTGCGGAGATAGGCCGCCTTCAGATCAGGGTCAATTGCTGTGGTTGCTGTAGTGCTGCCGCCGCCTTTAGACATATCGTTTCTCCTTACATTTCGAGCAGGCCAATCAGCTTGCCCTTTGAAATCTTGCCCGAGTTGATAGCATTCATCAACTCGATACCGTACTTCTTGACCGCCTTGTCGTTGATGACAAACTCGCCATCCTTGAGCGCAGCGTAGCCGTCATCTGGACCCTCTGGGTTCGGGCCTTGCAAGCGTTGCATGGAGACGTAGCCGCCTTTAGCAAAACCACCGCGAGTACCGCGATCACCACCGTTTGATGCGTCACCGTTGTTGCCACCGGTAGCTACACCACCGCCGTCGCCTCCACCACCACCGCCTTGACTACCACCCCTATCCATTCCAGAAAAATCAGTGCTGTTTATGGCGTTCTGAACTGCTTGAGTGTCTGGTGTGCTTGGTGGTGAAGAAATGCTGCCCCTATCCATTCCAGAAAAATCAGTATTGTTAATCGCGTTTTGAACTGCTTGGGTGTCTGGTGTACTGACAAATCCACCGCTAGGGTTAAGTGCATTCAAAGCATTTTGGAATGAAGTCCCAGCAAGAGTATTCTGATTCTCCAAGCTAATCGTTGGATTGACGCCCATCTTTTCTAGCCTACTGTCGTACCAGCCATCTGCGCCAAAATATTTAGCCGCTTGCCCCATCAGTGATACGTTACCAAACAGGTCCTGCATCCCTAATGCAATCTTGCCCTCAGTCGGGTTTTGAGAGTAGTAGGCAGCACGCTCTGCTGGTGTCATCTGCGACCAGGCGCTTGGACCCTCCTGCATACCGCGCCCACCACCGCCCATAGCTGGCTGCGCCATGATTTCTTCGTAGCGAGTGACGGGTGCTGCTGGCTGGGGCTGGGCAACGTCATAGCCTCCGGTGTAGGCTTGTGGGTAACCAAAGAACGAAAACGGCTGAGACTGCGCGTACTGCGCCATGATCTCAGCGTAACGGTTTCTTGTCGCCATCTACAACTCCTTGCTCAGAATATGCCACTTCGGGGCGTATCCCTCATCTGCTAAAAATGTCCTGGCCCAACCCTTACGGCCAGCCAAGGTAACTCGCGTGCAACCAATCTGCTTACCCCAAGCCTCGATGTATGGTCGCATCCGCTTGAGTTCATCTAGGTCGCCGCCAGCAAGAAAAAAGTGCAGATTCTTGAGTCGCGGATAGACAATGATCTCTGTGATGACTACGCTTTTGACTCCAGGCCAAAGCTGGAATCTGTTCTCCTGCACACCCTGCGCAACATCTTGAATGGTGTGGGTTCCTGCTGAGTATTCTAAGGCGGCTTCGATGTGTTGTGCCAACCGCCAGAAATCCTCCATTACCGTTTCCCTGCCGACGTAGCCTCCAACCGCATCACGCCGACCCGCCAATCGTCCAGCACTGTGCCGGTGACCTTCATCTTGACGCTTCGACCCGAGAACCTAGCGTCGGTCGGAGCCTTGGCGCTGAACGGGCCGTAGCTAGACTCTGCCGATGTCGGATACAGCCTGGCCGTGAATGAGATAGCGACCTCGCCAAGCGTCTGCTCGTCAGGGATCACTGACCTGACGGCCATCACGTTGTCGCCGTTCCCGAGTTCAATCGGACCGGACTGCGCGTAGGGAGCCACCGAGTCGTAGGTGTAGCCTACCTCGTGGTCGTAGATGTACCCGTCGGTGCTGACAAATAGCGGGTTGGCGAATACGCCTCGGTCTGTTCCGGCGGTGCGAGCCATCATCCCGATAGCCCAGTGCCCCTCACGGTAGTTGTAGGTGACATAGCTGTCATTCTCGGTTGAGGACAGCGACGGGTAGAACCAGGTCACTTCACCATAGGTAGAGTTGTGGACGGCGTAGACCTTGGACGCCTGGGCGTAGTTGATATTGTTGAAGACGTAGTCCCCGACATCGCACTGCATAGGCTTGACGTACCCGTCATATGACCAGAATCCCGACTGACTCATCCACATCGCGGAAGTGTCGATGGCCGCCACCGCCTGCGCGGAGATGACGCCGCACCCGCTGCCCACCTTCTCAAATGAGTAGACGAATGGCAGGCCGATGTAAGACGCAACGTGCGCGTCAACGTCTGTCAATAGGAGGTTGACGCCTCGCACGCGCTTGCCGCACCTCAGAGACCCTGGCGTCGCCAGTTCAAAGTCACCCGCCTGGTTGTTGGATGCCGCCGTCCAGGTCGTGTTGTTCTCCTGATCGCACCACTTCACCAGGCGCGGGTTGCCCGATGCGCCAAGGGCAAAGATGATGCGCTCGCTGGTGGTCATCAGCGCCGCGCAGCTTGTCGGCGCGTTGGTGATGACGGCCGCAATGGTGGGAGTCGTGAAACCTAGCTGCCACTCGTACAGCTTGCCGTCTGTGCTGCTGCAAGCCACCAGGTACTCGCCCCAGGTGTCCAGGCTCCAAGTGGTGGCCGGTACTGATCCGGTGTCAGGTCGCGCTGTGCCATAGGACAGGCTCCCATATGTCCAGTACCCATAGCCGGTTGTGCCGGTGGCGTCAGCAGAGCCAGTGGTGAATCCTGTCGGTGTGATGTCCTTGACTACCCCGAGTGCATTCATCGCGTACAGCTTGGACTGAGTACCCATCGCCGCGAAACGTGCCGCGCTGTTGTCTCGCCAGGTGATGATGCCTCGACAGATTCCCGTCATGGCAGACGTGGACTTAACCCGCCACCCGCCAATGGGTCGCAGGGTATTCTCAAACCAGCGAACCAGGTTGGAGTCGTACCAGCGTCCCATTGCCTGGTACTCTGTACCGTTGCGGTAAACGCCTGGGGGAATCTTGAGAGGAATGAGTGCCATGATTACACCGATAGGTTGGAGACAAACGACAGTGTAACTATGGCTGACGGTACTGCCGGTCTGGTGGGCGTGCTGCTGGCGGCAAAATGTTCGATGCTGACTCCTACATCTGATGGCCGCCACATAATCTGTACATAGTCATTGGCCGCCAAACTGACAAAGAAATTCAGCGCACCAATCATGTGAGCTGGGTCGCCTGATGACTTTCTTGGACCGAGTCCAAACCTACTGTTTGAATTGTCAATGTTTGTGCCGTTTTTCCTAAACCACAAATCTACGTCTTGCGTGTCATTTGTGGTGTTCTTAAATTGGATGCTGAATTGCACGTTGTAGATTCCAGACTGCGATACGTTCAGCCTGGATGAGTTTGAGAGCGTGACGCCATTGCTGAAATCGGTGGTGTCAAACGTGATGGCGTAGGCCGTAGTAGTGTTCGCCGCTACCTGGTCTGTGGAGTCCTGGAACGCGCCATAAGGGACGTTTAGGTACTTACCACCACGCGGTCCGAATAACGCTCCCAAAGCGTTTGTGATGCGCTTGGCGTAGTTCCCGATGTTGCTGAGTGTCTGACTGAAAAACAAGCGGTCATACACCTCGCCAGGGTTGCCGATATTCGGCTGCGCTGGCGTTGTGATCTGGCCGGTGTAGTCGCTCATACGTTTCGTTCAAAGTGAGGGCAGTCCACCAGGCTCTTGAAGTTGCCGCCCCAGCGGTTCTTAGGGTGCAGGCTTTCCCAGTACGCGCCAATCGGAGCCAGGATACCCTTGTCCCAGATGATCTTCCCATCCTTGAAGAAATTTAAGTCCATTGCGCACCGCTTTAGGTGGATGGAGTTCATGGTCTTAGACCGGCCTGTTTTGACGTAGATGGCCTGCTGCTCCGGTGTACGGGCCAATTCGCCCCCAGTGACCATGAAACCTTCGTTGGTGGCGTGCTGAATCAGCTTGCACATATCCAATAGGAATGCGGCTTGCTCTTGACTTAGGCTCATTTTGAACTCCTCATCTCTGCCAGTTTTTCAACAGTGCGGCCACCAAAGTAAGCGCCCATAATCAGCATCCCCCAATTACCCAGCAGGGTTACATAGGACTCGTTGGCGTTGAGTCCGTAGGCGCTCATCATGGCGAACAGGAAATAGCCCATGAAGATAGCAATCAGGCTCATGGGCCGGATGTTCTTTGAGAGCCAGGAGTCAGAGTTCATGTCTGCCTCCCACCGATCTGTGATGTTGTCGGCGTCATTCTGAGCCGCCTTTGCCAACATCTCCATCTCAGCCAGTTCCAGCTTGGCTTTCTCAATGCCCAACTCAATCAGGCGCTCTTCATGTTCGTATTGGAGTTGCCGCAGCTTCTCAACATCAGCCGGTGTCGGGTTGTCGGGTATCTTGATGCCAAGCGTGTTCTCTACAACTTCCTTGCCCTTGGCTTGGATAGCGCTGGACAGCAGCCCCAGACCGTTTTCAGCCAGTGTGCCGAGTAGTGCGCCGATGATTGGAATCATGAGAAACCTCTGTTTGTGATAACTTGAAACGTGACGCTGATCAGTGGGACAACGATAGCGGATGCACCGGAAATCCAGAGTGTGTTCATGATGATTGCCACTTTTGCTTCCTTGTCCTTTTGCTTGCGTTCTGAATCTTCTCTTTCCATCGTGTTGCGCTCCTTGATCATCCTGGTGCGCTCTGCCATCATCTCTTCCCATACTGGCGCATTACCACTATAGAAGAGTATGTCCTTCAGTTCTTTCTCATGCTCTCTCAGCGCCTTGGATGCCAGCGCAATCTGGAGAGCCTGGGCGCTGATCTGTGCATCTGTCTTTCCTATGCTCGCAATCCTGGCTTTGCTGCTCGCTAGGTGAACTGTATCCGCTGCTTGATAAAAACCGCTGAATTCTTTGTATAGGCCGTGGATGTCTTTACCAAGAGCAATGGCTTTTTTATGCCAGCGACAGCAGCTTGTGCCATAGCGAATGCGGTGAACGGGTCCATTACTTCTTGTTCACAACCGCCCACCGGCAGATGCGTCCATCTTTGTCCATAAACTCATTTGCTCTAAGCATCTTGTCCTCATCTTTCTTAGGGATACGACAAACCAAAACCGTCTTTGTTTCAGTGCCAGGCCAAGGGCTTTCAGCCGAGGAAAGCAGAGAAATCACTTGTCGGCCTTGGCGTCCAGCCGGTCAAATAGACGTTCCAGAGTCGCGTCAATCTTGTCTAGTCGGCTCTCGATGTCTGCCTTGCTGACGTAGTTTTTTGGCAGATCAATCTCAATCTGCTTAATGTCTTCCTTCAAGGCTTTGACAGAGTCCCATATCTCTTTGCACCACCAGCCGACAGCGACCAAGACCGCGCCGCCGATGAAGTTAAACATTGGTTGGAATTCCATGTTATTCGTCCGCTGGTAGTGGTGTGTTGCCTTCAGCAAGCCATGCTAGGTATTGCTGGTAGTCGGTGTTGGCTGGGTCAAAGGGGACATATGCGTTGTCTAACAAACGCACAACAACATTTATAGTCCCATCAATGTTTTTTATTAATTTATACATTTCATAACTCCACAGTTGCAACCCAAGTCATTCTGTAAAAATTACCGCTTCCAGTTCCATCCGATGCTTTTGTGGAATAAAACTTTTCAGTAGTTATTTCTCCTGATGTAGGAGCAGTGCCTGGAAAACCGCTAGATGTTAAATGAGTTTGCGTAACAGTTGGTGCGGCTCTCATAGAAGTTCTAAAAAATACATTACCACCATAAGTAGAGCCGCTTGTCGTATTTCCAATAAATGGGGTTGTCGTGCCATCATATTGATAGTACCTCTGACACAAAGCCAACTCAGTCCCAAAAGGTCTGTAATCAAAGCTCGTTGCTGTTGAGCCTTTTTCAAGCTGTACGCCTGTGATGTAGAAAGTAGCGCCTGATGTGCCGACTACTGATGTTGCGCCTGTGGCAGATAAATAGTTTCCTGCCGCCCATGCGCCAGCAGTTCCGTTAAATGTTGTGCCTACGCCAAAGCCTAAAGAAAGACGAATTCCAATGCCGTTGGTAGTTAGCCATGTTCCTGATGTATCGCCAGCAATGGTTATTGTTTTTTGTTCAAAAGTATTTGCAGAATTAATTGTGTAGCTGAATGGATAACTGCGGTCTGCCGCACTGTTTCTTAATGCACCGCCAAATGTTCCTGTAAGTGATGAACGGACCCAAAAAGATAAAGTTACTGTAGCCGCAGATGCAGTACCCCATGCTAAATCAGAGACATTTAAGCCTTCAATTTTTTGACCAAAGGCAAAGAAATCGCCAGCCGCAACAGAATACGCAGATGATGATGTCGCAAGCAATGAATTGATAAAACCTGTTGTTGCTGTTGTTGATTGAGTCGAAGTTGCTTTTGTGGAAGCACTAGCAATATATTCCCATCGGTCAACTGAATACCCGCCAGCCGTCAAAGAAGTTGCTCTCTGGTCAATCACCATCCCGCCATTGATGATGCGGTTTTTGAAGCCGTAGTAGCCTGTGGTTGTGCCTGTACCGCCTTGTGCTTGTGAAAGCGCGGTAGTGAGACCAGACAGTGAGGTGATATCAGAATTTGCACCAGACGCCGCTGCGCTCAAAGCTGTTCGTGCAGCGCCTGCGGTTGCTGCGCCAGTGCCACCCTTTGCGACTTTTAATACTGGACCGGCGTCAAACAATGAGTCAATGGAGTCTAGATCGGCATTTAGCTTATTTCCCCAAGAATCAGTTGAGGCTCCTACCTCTGGTTTGGTAAGGAGTAGGTTGGTTGTCGTCGTATCAGCCATGATTTACCTCTATGCGGCCACTTGCCACGTTGTTGCATTATCGGAGATATCTGCCCATGTTTCACTGGTGTCAGATACCGGCGTCCAGGTCTCAGACGTGTCAGGCACTGCGCCCCACCCAAAGCCTAAGATTGTCCCAACCGCGCCAGTTGCGCCGTTGCCCATTATCTCAACTGAGATGACATTTGCGGCAGTGCCAACAAATCCCGTCCCATCGACTCCGGTGATGTCCTGGAACGATATGACTTCAGCAGTCATAGTGCCGACAGCACCCGTGGCGCTATTGCCAGTGGCAATTGGTGCAGCTAGGATTGTCCCGATGGATGCCGTTGATGCGTTGCCCGTGATGGCAATGGATACAGTCGGCCCGACTGTGCCAATGTTGCCGGTGGCAATCGTCCCATCTTCTTGGATGGACCTACTGGCAAGCAGAGTCCCTATAGCAAGTGTGGAGGCGTTGCCAGAGATGACAACATTGCCTATGCCATAGACGCCATTGCCGTAGTAGCCTGTACCGTATGCAGCCACGGCGCTGCTCCTTCAGTTACGCCAGCCGGATCAGGCCGGTGCTGGAGTCGTTGGTTGGCATGGTCAGAGTGAATGTACCGGCGGTAACTGTCTGCGAGCCAAATGTATGGACGCTCACCGCCTTGTTGCTCTGAGTCGAGTTGTAGATCAGGACCGCGTCAAACGCTGTGGACAGCGTGACGTTGCTGAAACTGATGCTGGCGCTGGGCGTGATAAACGCCGTGGTGCTTGTCGATGACGGTGCAGTGCCAAAGGTGACCGTTACGCCTCCTGCGCTATAGCCAGTACCGGTCACCTCGTTGGTGCTGCTGTAGGCCGTTGTGGAGGCGTTGACGGTGGCACTTGCCAAGTACAGCGCGGCCTTGAAGGTGTCGGCTGTGGAGGCCGTGTGCGCTGGCACTCCGGTCCCGTTGAATGCGTGTACGGCGTTGAGCAAGTCAACCTTGAACGATGTACACATTGCTTGCGTGTTCGCCATTTTTTATCCAATCATTTGAGTTATGCCTTCGCTGAACACGTTGCGCTTGAGCACAACATGAACAGACCGATGCACCATTTCACCATTTAACCAGTACTCGGTGAACGAAATTGTCTCGTGGTCAGTCTCGTCTGAACCCTCGCGCTTTTCAAGCAGCGAGTCATCCATCTCACCCTTTGTAGTGGTCACTATCATCCGAATGTCCTTGCTCTTGCCATCAACGCGCCGCCCGTCATGGAACCGCGCTCATCAGCCAGGTTGAGTGCCTCAATGCCCCGTTGGTACAGGCCAGCCCATACCTGGATTCTCGCATCATCCTGTAGGTATGGAGCAGCCTGGAGCAGCGAACCGTAAAGGTAAACGTCAGGCGACATGGTCAGCAGCCAGTTGGTCGTGTTCGACGTGGACAACTTGCTGAGTTTCCCGTAGTAGATCAACTCAGAAACGTAGGAGGTGTCAGGCGTCGGCAGGACGCGAATCTGTCCACCAATTACGCAAAAGTATTTAGGCTGGCCGCTGGCGCTGTAGCTGACTTGCAAGTCATCCATCGCGTTGATGCTTTGGAATAGCAGCGGGGAGATGGGGTTTGTGCCGGTCAGCTTGAACGATTTAGCCTCCAGGTAGTCATCAGGCAGTGCGCTGTATTCGGTATTGATGGTGGCGTTGGCCCTGACAATCATCTGCCTAGTGCGCAGATCGCGCTCCATCTGGGATTCCGCGAGAGAGACAAAGTCGGTGATGGCAGACGTGAGATCGCTACGGTTGAGCCAGTCGGCGACCGAGGCTTTCAGTTCAGCGTAGGTGCTCAATGCCATTTTCTGCCTTTTCCTTCTCGATGTCGCGCATCATCCAGGTGTGGTCGTGCTTGAATTCAAACGTCCCGATGTGGCCGATCTCCTTGCTCACGTCGTGATCTATCCAGATTTTATACCCTGCCGCCTGCGCCTTCCGGCAGAAGAAGATGTCCTCTCCGATGTAGCCGCGCTTGTCGGTGCGCCAGGGTGTCTCGAACCACGGCTCTGTCAGCTTCTCAAAGACGTTGCGCTTAATCAGCATCACGCCCATACCGATGCTGCCGACTTCCTCGATACCGGTTGACTCTGGCATGGTGTAGACCAGTTCGCGCTCGCCATCAGGACCATATTTCTGAGCAGTCGGGCCGGTAGGGATGCGTCGGCGTGCGCAATTGGTCGCCACGATGTCCAGGTCATGCTTAAGCAGGCGCTCAACCATGTCCTGCGGGAACGTCATGTCGGAGTCAATGAACAGAATATGCGTGCATCCCTCGCCCATTGCATCCAGCGCCAGGTCAGCACGCTGGTTCTGAATCAGAGTGCCCTGCATGATTTTCAAACTCACTGCGTCTGTCGTGTTCAGTGTGTGGTAGCAGACCATATTCACCAGGCAGTAGGTGAAATTGGCGTGGACCATGTCACGGGCTGGTGTGCAGACTGCAATGTAGTTGTTCATACTTGTCCAGGTCTCGTTCTGAAAAATCTGTTGTCGGGGTCATTGAGCCAGCGTTTCATGTACGCCTGATCGTCCAGCTTGCCCTCGGCCTTGAGTTTGTAGTAGATGGCCTCCGGAATGCTGGCGACGTGATGCCACTCGCCTTTCCAGTTTGCGCGTTCATCTACTCGGTTGAAATCCGCCTTGTTTGCTTCAACAACTGCTGTGACATCCTGCTGAGTCTGAATTGTTGCCTGGCCGGTTTCATCGTTGTAATGCCAAAAGCGGGTGATGCCCGCTTCCTTGTTCTCGTCAAATACTTGATTGTTCATGCGTTAAAAAAGGGACCAGGTTGCCCTGATCCCTTCCACTTGATTACGACGTAACCAGGTCAGCAGCCAGGCCGTGAGCAGTTTCCGTCAAGACCTTA